CCTAGGTAACCTAGCGGGTCTCGCCGCTCTAGCCGGCCAGTCTCTAACCAATCTACTAAATGGAGTTCTAGATCCATTTAAAGCTATAAGTTCTCTCGCGAACGCTGCAGCAGCTGAGTTGAGCGGTGGTGTGGTACCAAGTCTCAGCTCTATATGCATGAGCAAGCTTATAGACGAGATACTAGGTAACCTCAACATATGCGGTCTTCTTAAGACACTCATCGACGAGCTCTTTAAAGATCTTAACTTACCCACGACGATTGGTAAGCGCGGTATTGGTAGCTTTGACTTCATGAGTAAGATACTAGACATGATCGAGTCTCTATTTGCGGCCATTGCTGATGCCCTCGGACTGCTGAACGCATTCTCTGCTTTGTCTAGGGCACTAAGCTGCGCTGGATATGTTCTGCAGCCTGCAGTTCCAGCCAACCCTCCTGCAACTCCTTCAACTCCCCCGCTGTATCCTCCTCTACCTCCATCGCTTCCACTGGGTAGCAACGGCGGGCCTGGTGGACTCGGTGGAAATGTCGGCGGGCAGGGAGGAATACTGCTCTCTGACGTATCAGTTAACGCCGTGTTCATCAATACTGCATCGAGTAATATTCATATTCTCTCTATAACTGACAGACCTCTCAATATACCTAGAAATAATCAGTTGAATCTGATGAACCCGAATATTACAAATCAGCAGAAGATACAAGTAACATCTAATGGAATTACTAACTCGGCCGTAGTTACATCCGTTGAAGTTGGAAATACAAATTTCTCCACTAATATACCGAGAAAGAATAGATAATGGCAGCTCCAGATACACGTCATCCTAAGACAAAGTACAACGCCCAGTACCCATACAACAATAAAGTACTGTATGAGGGTGGACACGAACTTGAGTTCGATAATACTCCCGGAAGTGAGAGAATAAGAATAGCCCATAGGACCGGAAGTTACTATGAGATATCTCCCGATGGAAGAAAAGCCGAGCTCGTAACCGGCAACGACATGAAGTATGTCAAAGGCGGCATGACCACCACGGTTGACAACAACAGCGATACTAAGATCAGCGGCAACTACCGCGAGTTGGTTGGAGGTGACGTCCACGAGGAGATAGTCGGTGACGTTACGAGATCTGTCGGCGGCGATCATATTACTTCTATTCATAAGAACTCGGTGAGCTTTGTAGACGGTCAGGTATTCTCTACGGTGAGAGGTAACCAGATGTCTCGCGTGAAGGGTAACTTAAACGTAGACGTAAAGACCGATAATAACAACAAGATAGGCGGAGACATAGAGACGCAGGTCAAGGGCTATGTCTCTGAGAGTATAGGCAAGACTATGACTACTCACAGCAAGAGCGATATGCTCCTTGAGAGTGAGACCAAGATAACTCTGAAGGTCGGTGGATCTACTCTCACAATGACCAAAGACAACATAGTACTCAACATAGGATCTTCTACAATAACTATGACAGACGGTAGTATAAAGGCAGTTGCTACTAGAATTGATTTTAACCCGTGAGGAAGTAATATGGGTCAGCCGATAGCCAGAGGAAGTGGGACAGACAGTATAAATACTAATCATGGCTGTGACGCCACCACAGTTACTGACCAGTGTTCTACAAATGTATTCTTCAATGGAAAGGGCGCAGTGAGAAATGGTGATGCGTCCGCAGTACATAATGTACCATCAGGAGATAGCTGCGTTCCTCACATCGTATATCTTTCTACTAACTCGTCTACTGTATTCGTCAACAGCCTAGGTATAGGCAGACTAAATGACAGCTACAACGGTGAGACTATATCATCTGGTTCGCTAAACATATACTCAGGATAAGAGATGTCAACAAGAGCAGATAAGCTTACTCCACTCAATAATGTACAAGAGCTCTTCAGTGATATTCCTATAAATCTGGATATCTCTCCGGTTACTGGTAATTTGTCTCGTCTGCTCAATGAGGAGGCGATAAAGCAGTCCATAAGAAACTTGATATTGACTGCTCCAGGTGAGAGACTATTTGACTCAAACATAGGCTCCGGCATATACAAGCTGCTGTTCGAGCCGCTCGATGAACTCACTTCGTTTGCGCTTCACACAGAGATAACTAATACCATAAAGAACTATGAGCCTAGAGCAAATTTGCTTAATCTTTATGTTAATCCAAGCGAAGCAGATCAAACTTACTATGTAAACATACTCTTCTCAATAATAAATAGCCAGCGCACAGCTCAGCTAGATATATCACTCAGCAAAGTTAGATAAAGATGGCAGCAAATTCTACTATAGACCTCACCTCGTTGGACTTCGACACCCTCAAGGCGTCGATGGTAAATTACTTATCCTCGCAAGATCGCTTCAAGGACTACGACTTCACGGGCTCTAACTTCAATGTGCTGCTGGACATACTGTCCTACAACACCTACTTGAACTCTTTCTATCTCAACATGGTAGCATCCGAGGCTTTCTTAGACACTGCTCAGCTAGAGACCAGCGTATTCTCACACGCAAAAGAGCTCAACTATCTTCCGAGATCTGCGGGGTCTGCTAAAGCCACTGTAGGCCTGAGCTTCCAGACAAAGAACAACAGCGGCACCATAATTATACCTAAGGGAACTAGCTTCACGGCTCGCGTTGGCCTCAATTCGTATAATTTCTATACCGACTCAACTCAGGTCTATCACTCTACAAATACGTATATTGACTCTAGCAGCAATATCATAACTAACTGGTCTATAGGGCCGCTGGATATATACGAGGGTGCCTACGTATCAGACACATTTGTCATGAACTATTCTGATCTCAATCAGAGATTTATCATGACAAACAGCATGGTAGACACTTCAACGATAACTGTAACATCCGTCGAGGACAACGGTATTAACTATATTCCATATCTAAAGAAGTCAACTCTTCTAGATCTCAACGCGGCTTCCAAGGCATACTTCGTTCAGGGCGCAGAGACAGGTATGTTCGAGATCGTGTTCGGCGATGGAGTCATTGGTCGCAGACCACAGGATGGTGCCACCATACTCGTGCAGTATAGAATATCAAGCGGCATGGAGACAAACGGTGCCAAGGGATTTACTATAAATCAGGACATAACCGATAGCACTCTCTACAGTCAGATGACAGTTGTTACCAATAACGCGGCGCAGGGCGGAACTGAGAAAGAATCAGTGAGCTCAGTAAAATTCAATGCGCCTAGGTATTTTCAGACTCAAGAGCGCGCCGTCTCCACTGCAGACTATGAGACTCTACTGAAGAGCCAATTCCCAGAGATCAACGTGGTTGCTATATACGGGGGAGAGACACTCTCACCGCCGAGATACGGCAAGGTAATTGTGTCCGTGGATATATCCAATGTACAGGGATTTCCAGACTCAAAGAAACAGGCTTACTACGACTTCCTAAAGCCTAGGATGCCTCTCACGACGCAGCCTATATTCATATCTCCTTCTCATATCTACTATAGTATAAACTCAGTAGTCAGATATAACGTTAACCTGACAAAGAATACACCGTCTGAGATAGCAACTCTAGTAAAGAATTCCATCATCTCATATAATAACAACAATCTCAATAAGTTTAATTCTGTCTTGAGATACAGCCAGCTCGCAAAGACCATAGACTCTTCCGACGTCAGCGTAGTTGGCAACGAGACAGAGATCTACATGTACAAGAAGATATATCCTAAATTTGGTGTCGCACAGAATATAACAGTCAACTTCAACGTGCCTCTTCTTGATACTCTATTTCCAATAGGTGCAGTGCATCCTATAACAGATCTCCACACCATATACTCTACCGAGTTCACGTACCAAGGACAGTCTGCTTATCTCGAGGACGACGCGGATGGTAACGTGAGGATAGTAAAGTCAAATGGGTTAAACCACGAGACCATAAAGACAATTGGAACGGTGGACTACGCTAAGGGCATAGTGAATCTCGTGAACTTTAATATAGATCTTTACTCTGGTCCAGAACTTAAGATATACGCCATATCGGCAGAGAAAGACATATACGCAGGTCAGAACGACATATTGAATCTAGAAGCAAATGAAATTAACCTGGTTAT